TCATTAATTTTCTTATTTATTTTTTTTTAGTTGTCATACATATATGCAAGCTGTTTAAGCGTTTCGCTTAGCACAGATGTATACTTTGGAACAATCATGTCCCTTTGGCAATTAAGCCGTAAACTGTCCACCATCTTAGTGGACCACTCGTTGTAAATCTCTTTACCATGTAGTGATAATTCTCTAAACCCGTTTTCTATGTTCTGGGTACATTGAGTAATTTCATCATTCTCACCTTTCTTCCAAAATGGTATCTCGAGGACCACGTCCAACTCCAAAGGAGCCACATATCTTGAAAATTCTTCACAGTAGCGAAACATTCTTTTCAAGAAAGTCACTTGTGTGATATCCTTATACTTGACAGCAGCATCATCACCTTTCGATGAATCAGTTATGGTGTATCCGCAATCTTCATACATTCCCACTAATGAAAACAAATTGAAGTCTTCTTGGATGTGAGGTGAAACTCCAGTCAGACAATCATCTCCATAGGCGACAGCAAATACATGATATCTAAAAGAGATTAAACTTCCTGGACCATAATTAACTCTATAAACATAACGAGATAATATCAAATTACACAAGGTATTGATAATAACAGTCAATGGATTGCCTGATGGCATAGATCCATTCCATTGATAAATAACCTCTCCTATAATATGGTATGAGTTAACAAGTACATAAAACAAAGAAGTTCTCACAATATAATCTTTACTACCTTCTTGACTACCGTAAAATGATTGGATTATATCGAGGCATTTGAACATAAGCTGCGCTGAATGACAGGTATCAAAACCTTTAAAGTCGGTATCCAGTATGGCTTTAGCACTCGAATTAATAATCTTCTTTAGTTGATCCCACTCTATACTGAAGGGATTAATTCCCACAGCAGATCCATTATTCAACCTACATTGGTGAAAATGGGCGCAAAAGCACATGAAGTATCTTCTAAAGAGTATAGTCAACACTTGTGGACCTCCTGCTACGAGTCTCAATTTTCCTTTCAACATAACGTCGTCAAACTTTTTCCTTTCATCCTTCGGAAAATCTTTAAAAATGAAATAAGGTATGTGGCCTTTTTCACATTCGATGATAGTGTCGTCGACTGACTTCTTCAGAGCTAAAGCTC